CCCCCCCTTTCTGCCGAGCACTATTAGTGAATTTAATTCACGCATCGTTGAAAAAAATATAGTTGATTTCTTCGGATGTCAGATTGAGTTCTCCTCTGAGGACCTTAATCTCACTGGCCTTGAAATCACTCTCACCATTCAATTTGTTGTAAAATGCCTGTTCAGATATGCCAAGAGACTTGGCAAGGCCGCGATATGTCTTTCCGGCTCGTGCTATGGCCGCTCTCATCTCCGCAGTATTCAAACTGCATCATCTCCTTTCGTCTTGATGGTGAATTTAATTCACATCCATATATTACCTCTGGCGTGAACCATTGTCAACATATTTTTATAGAAATCTAAAAAAATGTTGACACAAATTCACGCTCATGATATATTGCATCAATGAGGAGGGGACTTCAATGGAATTACACGAAAACATTAAAGCGCTCCGCACTTCCCGCGGATGGTCTCAGCAGCATTTAGCCGATCTTGCAGGGTATGGCGACAGATCGTCTATTGCAAAAATAGAATCCGGCAAGGTCGATTTGCCCCGTTCAAAAATTGCAGAGTTCGCTAGAATATTTGGTGTGACACCTGCTTACTTGATGGGTTATAGTGATGACACATTAGCACTTTTAGATGCCATCGTCGAAGAAAACAAAACCGGCCGTCCCGCCGCTCTGGACGAGATCCGTCGCCTCTTCGGCACGGAGCACTCCACGCTGAGCACCTATATCTGCGATGATAATAAAAAGCTCTCTGTGCTGTACTACAAAGCGGTGGACCGCTATGTCGCTCCCCCCCCTGACAGCGATCATCCGCTCCGTCGATTGCCTTGACGCCCGACAGGCCGAGCAGATCATGCTTGTCGTACACGCCTATCTGAAGGCGGAGCAGCCGATTCGCGATATCGTAGATACTGCCCTTCGCCCCTACATGCAAGAGGACGCGGATTTTTGCGTGTTCAGCCACAATGCCGGATAGTCTATGTAGACTTTCGGAAATAAAAAGCCGCCCCCGGTGTTACCAGCACCGAGGACGGCAATGCGCAAACATATCCCCTAACAACCACGAAAGAAGAAATAGCCGCAATCATAAAAGATACAGGCCTATCCGCGCTCTTTCATTTTACCACGAGAGGGCGCGGTTGGCAAGATGAAAGGAGTTTTTTTATGGCAGAAAGAAAAAGCGAGGCGGCGTGGATCGAAAGCCGCAGCCGCTGGCAGATCAACGTGCAGGCCGAGGGTGTGCGCAAAACCTTTACCAGCTCCATGCCGGGGCGGCGCGGGAAGGCAGATGCCGAGCGAAAGGCGGAAAGATGGCTGGACGATCACACATCTGCGGAGCGAACGCGCGTCGATGCTCTCCTGACACAGTATGTTGATTATCTGAAAGAAACCAAAAGCAAGACACACTCCTCCCAGTACGAGGGATTCGTGCGTCTCTACATTCGCCCTGTCATCGGTATGATCCGCATGAACAAACTCACAGAGGGCGACCTTCAAGCCGTGATCGACATGGCCTATTCCCAAAATCATCTTTCCGATAAGACCCTCCGTGATGTGCGCGGCTGCCTGACGAATTGGTTAAAGTGGTGCCGAATGCGGAAGAAGACCACGATGCACCCGGAGGGCATCACCATTCCGGCCGGAGCCAAAAAGCCGGAAAAGAAGATTGTGCAGCCGGAAGATCTGAAAAAGCTATTTTTCTCGAACATGACGGTCTGGCGGAACAAGCCGGACGAGGACTGGTATATCCACGCCTACCGCTTCGCTGTCCTTACCGGTCTTCGCCCGGGGGAGCTTCGCGGCCTCGAGGATCGAACTGACATCACCGATCTGAAGGTGGTGATCCGCCGCTCTGTCAATGTCCACAACGAGGTCACCCAGGGGAAGAACAATAACGCTCGCCGCACATTTGCTCTGGAGGAATACGCGCTGGGGGAGATCAAAGCGCAGCGTGCTATGCTGCACGCCGTAGGGATCGTGTCGCCATACCTTTTCCCTGAACCGGACGGTGGGCAGCTGAACTATAAGAATTTCTATCGTGCGTGGAAGCGATACTGCGGGGCGAACAATATCCCTCCAACGTCACTCTACGAGCTGCGGCATACCTACGTCTCGATCAATAAAGAAATGCCCATCGGCCTGAAGAAAATGGTGGTCGGCCACAGCAGGGACATGGACACGGAAGGCGTGTACGGTCATCAGCTTGCCGGCGATATGGAAAAGGCTGCGAGCTATACGCACGCCGCCTTTGAGAGCATCATCAAGAAGCAGGCATAGCCGATTTTTTTCTCTCAAATAAATTTCAAGTGTGTACTTTTATGTGTACTTGAAAAAATAAAAAGCCTTGAAACCGTTGAGTTTCAAGGCTTTTCGTTGGTGCGGACTACTGGACTCGAACCAGCCCTCGCCTTTTTACACACACAAAAAGTTTTAAAATCAGGCAAAAACCGGGCATTTTATCCACTTAAAGCAAACATATTTTGTTCTATAAAAAGTGCAAGTGTGTACTTTTGTGTGTACCCGTTTCCGTAGCCGCTTACGAATGGATGATACAAAAGCGCCCGAAATAACTACCATTTTATGTCTCAGAGACAGGGCATAAATTGGTAGTGATTCGGGCGCTTTCTGCTGTCCCCATCATAGGGGCGCAGTTTTAGGTAGTGATTCTTCGCGATTTACTGTCCGGGTGTTTTGTGCTTGGTCAGTCAGCCCATCGCGGCGGCGAGCTTGCGGAGCAGGTCGGCGCCGTATTTGTAGGCCTGCAGATAATCGAGCGTGGCGTCAGAGAGGCCAGCCTTTGCCTGGATCTTCGCACGATAGCCAGAGAGGTCCGAAGCAGCCTTGTATGCCGGCATCTGACGCGGGAGCTTCCCTGCTCGGATCATCGCGCCGGTATGCTGCTTATTATCGTCCCATTGGAAGTGCGGCCGATCGGGGAAAGACTTCCAGCGGCCGCCCCAGGTAAAACCTATCTTCTCGCCGATCTCTCCGCACTTCTGGAAGAATGCGGCATCGTCATACTCGTGGCCCTTGATATTCTTACAGATATCAAACGCAAGCCCGGCCTTGACGCTGTGGAACGTCGGGACGGTCGCGGTCTTCGCGGCGTAGCCCTGCGCCACGAGCGAGCGCTGGTACTCCTCGTCGCGCACGGTCTCGGTCACAAGGACGTTCAGACCAGCAGCCTTGCACTCCGCGAGAAATGCCTCGCAATTCGCTCGCACATCGGCTCGGAGGGATTTAAGTTCTCGGCTGTGAAACATCGCTCCCGCCTTTCTGCGTGCCGTAGAGCGCACTGTGAAGCTCCAGTACGGCAGCCTCGATTGCAATGTCCACGTCTTCCTCGCTGAGATAAATGCCACGCTCTTCTAGATAGCTTATAACATAGTCTTTCTTTTTCTGTCCATCAGCGGCATCGAAGATCTGCTCCGCCGCAGCGACGGCGATCTTCACCCACTTGAGAGAGGTGTCAAGCTTGTCCTGTCCGAGGCGGGACTTCGCAAGAGGGATCAGCACAGCGGTGGTGATCACGATGCACAGTCGGATCAGGATCGTTACGATCTCGGTAATGTCGTAGGTCATTCTTTCGTATCCTCGCTTTTCTTTTCAGATTTTTTCTTGATGTACCCACAGACGCCACACTCAAAGCCACAGAAGCCATAGAATGCAACGCTCTGCATAGGCGCGATCTCAAAGCCTGCAAGACGCGACCAGTAGGCGCACGTCCAAGTATACGCGATCACCTGCAGGACGATGACCGCAAGCAGCAGCTTCATATATAGGCCGCTGCGCTTTCTCCTGCTTTTCACGACACTACCTCCCATTCGTCAATTTCACTCTTAATACGGTCTATGAAGCTGTTTCCCCCGAGTGCTTTGTATCCTCGGTAAAGATAAAGAAAATCTTCCAGCTCGTATTGGCGGATCGTATGATCCTCCCGGTGTCGGTAATAGGTGTGCAGCATGTCGTGCCGGAGCTGGCATTTGAGCGCGTCGGTCAGCTTGTCCAGCCCCAGCAGCTTGCTCCGGATGGGCTTGATGAGCATGGCCAGCGCCGCGAGGATGACCGTGATCTCCGAGCACAGCGCCGCGGCCTGCGCGATTTGTTCCATAGGCGTACTCTCTCTTTCGTTCAGGATCGGCCGGAGTTGCCTCCGGCCCTGCTCACTTGTTCAGCTCCGCGAGCTTCGCTGCGATATCGTCCGGGATGTGGCACTTCTCCTTCTTGACGCAGTAGCCGTCCTCATCGTAGGTGAGCTTGTACTGCGGCAGGACGTAGATCTCCGTGCCGGCGCGCTCAAGGTCGCGGCGCATGACCGGCTGCTTGATGCTGTTCTTGACGCCCGCGCTCTCGCTCAGGCCCGCGGGGGTATCGGTGACCTCGATGGGCTTGCCGTCGGATGCGATTCTCTTGTAAGTAGCCATTGTTTTAATCTCCTTTTTGTTTTATTCGGTGCCGTAAAACAGATCGTTGTAGCACCGATAGCGATATTTGATGCTGCCGGTATCAATGCTCTGATTCGTTTCTCTGCACATTCTCTGCCACTCCCCGCAACAGTCCATTTCAGGACAGCCGCAGCGATATACGCAATTCGGGACGAGTACGTCAGAGAGCTCCGGCTCTACCTCACGCAGTGCCCGCTTGAAGTCCTCCGCATAGGCGCGTGTCTCCGGTGACGCCCGTCGGCAGAGGCGCTTACGCATGGTATCGATCAAGGACTGTGCGTTTGCTTCCCCGGTAAAGTCTACCGGCACGTCCTGCGGGAGCTTGTCGCGTGGAATGCCCGTGCGGTCTGAACGCTGAGAGCTGATGAAGCATTCCCACTTGTGGCGGCTCCAGTGCGTGGCGATCCAGCTTTTAATGCTGTGCCAGCTCCACTTAACGCGAATGCCGCGGATCGGGCTGTGCTCGGCGATGAGGATATCCCGTCTGAAATCACCGCTCGGCTCATGCCCGAGCGGAGGCTTGGAAACGGTAGCGCGGCAGTCGTCCACGACTTCCGTCCAATCGCCCTTGATTTTGAGGATAATGGTCTTAAAGTCTTCTTTCACTTGCATCCTCGCTTTCGATTCAATGACTCCTGCCGTCCTTTGTTGCGGCCTTTTGCGTCTGCATTGCAGCTAAGTCACAGGCATTCCGTCTGTCTGGGGGACAATCACCACCTCCTGCCTGTTACAATCTCGCCGGGCATCGGCCCCGTCCGTTCCGGCGGCGGAAAAGGTGAAAAGCAATGTGATTCGAGTGATTCCCTTGTCGAAAAAATCAGCTGGCAGAAACGAAATCTCGGGAACTTGGAATGGGCAGCCGAGGATTGAATACGGGTGTCCGCTGGACGCTTGTAGGCTGTTCGGCGGGAGCTGCTTCCTGTGTTCTTGATCTCTCGGAATGCCCGTGACTTAACTGCAATGCACGGCCTCGCCTGATGGTCAGGCGGCTCTTGTTATTTTCACGCGGAAGGCCCGCAGGAGCGCGCGTAGGCGCGCGAGGAGCGAGCCGGTACGCTGAGCCGCCGCGTCTTCCAACGCACGCAGGAGACGGCTCTGCGCCGCTGCGCGGTGCCTTCGCTGGCCCCATATCGGCGCCGTTATCAGCGTGCGATCCGGCGTCCGCTCCTGCCGCTTCTGGGCTCCGGAGGCGGTCGCCCTGCGTGCCGCGGCTCTGGCCCGCTCCGGGATCAGATCGTCCGCTGCGTGCTGCCGGTAGAGCGCATACAGCGCCGGCTCGAGCGCGTCCACGCCCAGCAGCTCCACGCCGCTGCCGTCGGTGCAGAGGGCACGGATGCGGCCGGCCGCGCGATGGATCGTGCGGCAGACGGTCGAATGGTCCACGCCCAGCAGTGCGCCGATCGAGCGCATATCCAGCCACTCGCCATAGTAGAGGTAGAGATACACAGCCTGCGTCTCCGTCAGGCGGGAGAGTACATAGCGCGCCGTTTCCGGTGCGGCCAGGTCAAGACGGTTCGGATGCTCGCGCAGATCCTCCTGGCGCAGATCCTCCGCCTTATCGTTAAGGACCTTCTTCGCGCGGAGCAGCGTGCGGGAGACCGTGGCCTTGTTCACGTCGAGCTGCTCGGCGATCTCCGTCGCGGTCTTGCCCTGCAGGAGGAGATCGAGCATTTCGCGCTGGCGGTCTGAGACCGCCGCGCGACCGCGCCGGAGCGCCCTCATGAGCCGTGCGCGGCTCTCGCCATTGTCCGAGCCGAGGTCATCCCAACGAACTTGATTTCCTTCGAGGTCTGCAAAGGTCAAGTCACAGCGCTCGAAGAAGTCAAAGCTGTTGACATCTGCTCCGGCAGCACCGGTGTGTATGACCGTCCGCTTGACCGCCTTGTGCCGCTTTTCCTGCGGTGGGCGAAGAGCTTCCAGCCGCTCAAGGCTCTCGTGGTACATCTCGAACAGGATGCGAAGACGGTGCTTCTGCTCTCCGCGTTTGCCGGGGTCCTGCTCCTGCTTGATCTCCTCCCGGACGAGCTGAATGCGTGCATAAAGCTGGTCTTTCTCCTGGACGGCAGCCTCATAGGCGGTCACGTCAGCCCTCCCAGTCTACCCAGCCGTCCATGTAGACCTTGATCACACCGTCCACGCGGTAGAAGGCGTTGTTGATGAGCGGCACGCCCTCCGTGTATTCGATGGGATTGTCGGCGCTCGTGCCGACCGGAGTCTCCTGCTCGACGTAATCCTTTCGGACGTCCACGTCGTTGACGGTGAAGATCCTCCAGTCAAAGCCGAGCTTGTCGCTCTGCTCCGTGCGCTGCGTGATGCCGCCGGCGGCTTGCACGAGCTTTCCATCCGTGATCGCGCCCTTAATGGCATTGAGCTTTTCAGTTTGCATCATAGGTGGCCTCCAGTTCCGCCAGCTGCGCGTTGGCAGCGGCAAGGTTTTCTTCGCTCTCGGTGAGCTGCGTATCCTTCTGGGCGACGGCAGCGTTCAGGCTCTCGATCTGCACCTGATAGGGCGTGACATCTCCCCAATGCTGCTTATCCGTTTTGAGGATAACGGTAAAGTAGCCCTGCTTTGTGTACTCGATCTCTTTCACGGAAAAGGTATAGCCTTCCGGCAACGGGCAGGCAGGATAGTTCGTGCGGACCTGCTCGACCTTGACATTCTGCCAGTCGATGGCCTCGACCGCCTCCAGCGTATTTTCTTCGTAGCAGCGCTCGAAGATCACGCGGTACTCTCCGGCCAGTGCATGGACAACACCGACACGGTGACCGTTGATTTTGTAATTTACTCCGTAAAATCCGCTCATACTTTTCTCCTTACATAAACTATTTTTTCAGATTTTCAAGGGCGTTCCAGTTTATAGCCTTATCCTCCACTTCGCCCCATGTCAGCGCCTTCCCCTCGACGAGTGCCCATGTTGCTCCACCGCGGAAAAACATTTTGACCGGACCAACCGGAGAGAAGTCTCCCTGCACGGTATTGCCGACTTGAAGCATGATCGTTGAATCAAGGTCTGCCGTTGCGGTAAAATGTAGGTCATTTAATGCTTCCTGAATTTTAGCCGGTGTCATAAACTCATCTGATGTATAGGCTACAACCAGAGAGCTCGTATCCATGCTCTCTGAAATCCATCCCGCGCCTTGAAAGGACAGACTGCCGAGATCCACACCGGTGACCGTTATTTTGATTTTGTCAATTCGGATGGCGGACTCGATGCTAAAACCGTCTCCGGCTCTGCCTGCTTCAGTTAGCTCCAGATAGCCATAGCTGCCAATAGCGTCTTGGCGAATCGTTCCGCTGAAATAAGGAAACAACAGGATCAGGTATTGCAGATTCGCTTCGATGGCATTGGCATCTGTGAAACTCATCTGCTTTAGGTCACCAGGCAGCAGTTCCAGTGAATACGCATCATCTTTCATACCGTGCCACCCCCATTCGGAATAGGCAGGTTTTCCAAATTCGCCCACGTCATCTGTGCATCCTCTACATCTTGCCAAGTATAGGCATACGCCTCAAACGCCTCCCAGTTGATGATCGCGGACCAATGGATCGTACCGGAGCCAATCTGCGCTGTGGCCCCACTCCGCATAACCGCAGAGACGGACACGGAAACATCGGCGTAATCTGTGGCAGAGCAGAGGAACACCAGTGCGTCCAAGGCGTCCTGCAGATCCTGATAGGCCCCCTGCGGCACCGTATACCGCGCCGTAATCTCGGTGTCTGACGGTACCACCGTCCAGCCGGTGCCGGTGACTGTGATGCTGCCCAGCTGATCGCTCTGAGCGGTGACGATGATCTCACGGATACCGTGGGCCGCCGTCAGGGTCGTATAGTCACCCGTGCGAACGCTGGCCGCCAACTCCACATAACCAAACCGCGTCCCTGCCCAGACCTCCACAACTTCCCCGGAAGCGCTCTCCACGCCCTTCCAGAATGCCAGCAGGTTCTTGACGATCAAGGTCAACTGCTCGTCTGTGGGGATGTCATCCATTCGCCAGGTAGTATCTGTGGTTCCGTCCTTGTGGGTGATGTTGACAGGCGTATAGGTGACCTGGCGGCCGTACTGTTCATACAGGCCCTTCAGATAAACCATCGCCTCCGTAATGCGATTGCGGTCAGCGGCGTTGAAGGCCCCACGCATCCCCGCCAGCCATTCCGCTTTTTCGTCTGCGGACATGGCATCAAAGCCTTTATCTCGCAGAGCCCTCCACCGGGCCACATCCGCGGCTGTCCGGTTGGTGATCAGAGATTCTAAAATAGGCATATCTCAAACTCCTTTCACCCCGGCGGTATATACGACCGTATTCGACAGCTTGATCTCCATCTTTTCCAGATTGCCGACCGTTCTTCCACCGCAGTTATCCGGCAGGGATATCCGGTCACCCAGATGCTCACCCGCGAAGACGACCTTCGCTTTGCCGGTATTCCGCCGCAGGTGGTAATCATAGAGCCGCTGCGCCACCGTCTGGGCCACGGCCGGAGAGACGAGGGTCGCGTCTGTGATCTTCACAACCTTCTGCTTGTCCGTGGCGGTCACATCGGGGTTCTTCACAGAGTACACGGCCTTGGTGTCGGCGTATTTGACCCCATTCACCTCGACGCTGCCATTCTCCGCCACTGCGAAGGTGTGGGCTGTGACCTGCACCTCTGTCACAATGGCCGACGTACTGACTGAGGCGCCGAGGAAGGTGCGCTCCAGCGGTACCGTTACTTCTTCCGTCCCGGGCGAAAACACCCGTAGCTCTGCCCGGCCGTCCGTGGATACGCAATAGCCCCAAACGAATAGGAGCTGCTGGATCGCCGCACGGCGGGAGCCGGCCTTCAGGATACCGGTCACGTTCATATCCGTAACGCCGGCGTCAAATTCCACCTCAAAGGGCGCAGCCAGCTCCGCAATCAGCGCCTTCGCGCTTTTGCCGCTGTATACGCCGCCGGCAAAAGACATATCGTTCAGCACGCCGATGGCGTCACAGCACTCAATCGGGTATACCCGGCTGGAGGTACGCTTATAGGAATCGATGTAGTACACGCCGACCAGTGTGTCATTATTTCTGACCTCGACCGGCTGCTTCAGCTGGAACATGTACTCAATGTCGTCCCTGCTATCCAGCGTCCAGCTCAGCTTAGAGCCGGGTAGCTTGGTGCTGCTCAGATCGATCTCATTGACCGCCGATGCCTTCCGCAGCTCCGACATACCGAAGGATCGGTGAACGCCGAAGATCACATGATCGATCTTGGCGTAGCGGTAAGGCAGGTTTGTCTTTTTGAAGGTTAGGAGGAGCTTGTTATAGCTCTCCACCCGCTTTTGGCAAAAATACTCCACCGCGTTAGGCGTGAAGTCCTGATCCGCCTTTAGGGTACTCCCTTGATACCACTTGATGTTGAGTTCCGAGCAGTATCCTCCGGTCGCGGTATCAAAGCGAAAAGAAATGCCGACAGAGGAATACTGCTTGCTGAAGGTAATGGTGATCTGAGGCTCAGAGCCGACGGCGAAGCTGCCGTCAGCGCCGCTCATGGCCTCCGACCAGAATGCTGGGGAGATCTCCGACGCCAGGACAAAGGCCCCGTCCATCCCCCACTGATTCAGTTCCCCCGTGGCAGCCGGCTCCTCCACGGTGCCGCCGGGCAGTTGAGCAAGTGCAGATCTGTCCTGCGCTGTTGGTGCGGTCACCGTGGCATCCAGAGCGGCGCCGGGCGCAATATCCTTATACAGCAGCGTGGTCTTGCTCATTTGGGAACCACCTGCGCTTCCATCGGAATGAAATTGATCTCAATTTCTCCCCAGTAATTGACCCCGTTGGAGACAGATTCGATGTCCTGTGTGCCGGAAGTGTAATACGCCTCGTAGGAGATGGTGGTCTGGCCGTCCGCCGCCTCCAGCATAACGCTGTCATCTACGGAGTGCTCCACCAGATAAGCCCAAAACTCGTCCAATCCGGCATAGTTGCTGCCCCTCCGGAAGACTTTGATCTTGTGGCCGACGTAGGTGCCGATAATATCCCGGATCATGCGGCCGGTCATAACGCGGCCGGCATTATCACCGTCCAGCACGTTGAAATTCCGGCTATAAGCAGAAATTGCGACGTCTGCGTCAAACTCCCTGCCGTTCAGTTTGATATAGCTCATATCAGTAATCCTCCAGACTGACGCCGACACGGTTCGACTCGGACTTGTTCAGCCGATATACGACCTTGCCCAGAACGTCCTCGTCAATGACAAGGTAAGCCGTACTCTGGCCGCTGTACCCGCCTTCAGAGAGTGCCTGTCGGAAGGCCTGAACCATGGTATCCAGGGGCGTTTCAATGTTCGTGCCCTGTTTCTGATCACCCAGCACCGCCAAGAACTCCCTATTGGGAGGAATAACAGCCCCGGTAGCCAGACGAGGAAGTTCAACGTAAGACATCTCCTGAATGACTGGGGGAAATCCTGTTAGCGCACGCATCGGCTCAAAGGCATCATTAAACGCACGCACCATTGCATTGATGAGATCAATAACAAGGTTGATAGCGTTTTCAACAATGGTCACGATCAGATTCCAAACGCCCTTCAGGATAGATGCGATACCGTCCCAAGCGCGCTTCCAATTTCCGGCAAAGACACCTGAAATGAAGGTCACAACACCTGTGAGGATCTGCTGAATACTGTTGACCATATTATTGAGCGTCACTTTCAGCGTCTCGATCCAACTGTTTAGGAATGTCTTGATCCACTCGATCAGTCCCGACAGCCGACCGTTTGTTTGCTCGTCCAACCAGTTGAAAAGTGCATTTATAGCCGTCTGCAAGGCCGTCAGAACAGCTTCAATAATAGTTTGAAGCCCCTGCACCATGAGTTGAATGCCTTGCACTGTAAGAGCCAAATCTCCGGTAAAAACGCCTTTAAAGAAGTCGAGAAAGCCCTGTAGCAGGGATTTCATGCCGTCCAGCATAGCCTGCCCCTGCCCGAAGGCATTCGTGAACACCAGCAGCAGGCCGGCAATAGCGGCGACCAGCAGGGGTATCCACGAGCCGGTCAGAACAGCGATCCCAAGGCCGGATATCAGCAGGCCGGCCACGGTAGACAGCATATTTTCAAAGCTCCAGCCATTCTCCAGCGCGTCATGCAGCCCGGTGGCGAACATGACCAGACCGCTGACGACCATCCCGATCCCGGCGCCCAGCTTCCCGAAAGCGATCCAGAGGCCGAGTGTTAGCTCTGCGGCGCCCTTCAGCATCTCGAGAAAGTTATCCATGCTGACCCCGTTTTGCCATGCGTCCCACGCGCCCTTCGCCAGATCAATGCCACCGCGGATGGCCACCAGCAGGCCAACGAATTTTGTCAGCCCGTCCATAAAGCCTTTGGAGAGCTTCCACGCCAGCAGCGCCGCGCCGATCAGGTTTACCCAGTTCAGGATCTTTTCAAAGTCCGACGCCATACTGGAGGTGTCAAAAGAGAAATCCGGCTTGGCTGCGGAGCCTCCCCCGCCGCCCGAAGCACTGTTCGACAGCTTATTGATCTCATCGAAGCTGGCCAACGATTTCGACGCTTTCTTTGCGGCGCTGCCTGTGGCCTCGATAGCCTCTGCCTCGTCATACATATTTTTTGCTGCGTCCTTCGCCTGCCCGATGGTCTTTCCAAACAGGAGGGACACCATGCCGGCGATCGCGCTCACGATACGGGTGAGGATGTTGACCAGTGCTGTGAAAGCCGGGATCAGCACCGACAAAATAGGCTGCGCCAATGTCAGCAGCGCCCCCTTCAGACGGGCAACCGCAGCCGAGGCCTCACTGTTGGACTGCACTACCTTGCCCATCCAGTCCTTCATGGACCGCAGCGCTGCTGTGATCATCGTAAAAATAAATACTCGCTTGACAAGGCCCTTGACCCGGTCGGAGAATTTCTTGATCCGCTGGTCTGCCTGCTCCACCGCGCGCGCAACAGCGTCGGCGGCAGTGGCCGGCTTGTAAAGCTCCTTAGCTACCTTTCCCGCATGGTCCTTAGCTGTTGCCAGGTCACCATTGATGCGCTTCGCTGCTGTATCAACATCGTCCAGACGGTCGGCAGCCTGATCAAACTTTGCTTGAAGGCCATCCACAGTTTTCTGCTGAGCCGCAAGCTCTCGCGTGATACTTGCCTGCCGGGCGGCAGCTTCTGTATAAGCTGCAATACTGGCTGGGTCGTTGGAATTTGCGTTAGACATGGCCCCCGCTATGCGCTGCGCTTCGTCCTGCAGGGAAACCAATTTGGCCTTTGCCTTATCCAACTGAGCGCCCAACTCGCTGACACGCCGGGAGATCGGTAAGCGTTTATCGCTGTTTTTCTGGAGCTGTTTCTCCAAACGCTCAATCTTCTTTGTTGTGCTGGAAAGATCCTTTTCAAGATTTTCGTTATCCAGCTTAGTGCTGTATGTAATATACCCATCTGCTCCGGGCATTGCGTCACCTCATTTCTTTCCCAGCCATGCGTTTACGACTGCATCCTCAGCCTCTGTAAAACTGGTTTTCAGATCTACCAGTTCTCTGTTGTCTCGGTACCACTCCTGATCTGTCTTATCCAAAGGTTTTCCTTTCGCTTTCAGATTGCGAATCCGAACGATCTGTGCAAAGAGGCAGTCTCCGATTTCATAGTAAGCAGAGATGAATGTCCACCAATGCAGGTACTCCATTTCCCGGATCTCTTTTCCCAGAACACGGTTAATGGGCGCCGCAATATAGCGAAAATCCTGACTCCAATCCATCAGCTTTGGTGCCGGCCGTTGACGCCGCTCATTCTCCCCGCAGTTGATGAACCAGATGCATTGCTTTGCAGCTTCCTGCCAGTCCTTCGTCGGCATATCAGCAAATTCCGGGTAGAAGATGTATAGCATCACATCGGCTTTTTCTTCATTACTCAGCTCTGGATCTGTCAGGGCCTCGCAGATGTCCAAAATGGCGCGATAATCAGAACGGATGGAATACTCCCTGCCGCCCACAAATACTGTTTTCGGCAAAGTGTATTCCATCCGATTCTCCTCTCAGCGATGATATTTCTTCAGGTACTTCTCCACGCGCGGCTTGGATGTCTTGATCTGCTTGCTCATTTCCTCCGGCACCGTATCAATGACAGCCAGCAGGAAGTTTGTCCACAGAGGAAGGCCGTCCGCCATAGCGTAGGAACTGATGCCCTGAAAAACTGAATCAGCAGAACCTTCGCCAAACAAAGCGTCAATTCCCTCACGCACTTCCGAATCGCGCTGTTTTGCGTATTCGAAAAATGCAGTATTATTTTCAAACTTTTTGTCCTTATCAGCCTCATACCGCTCAGAGCAGGCCACAAACAGATCATACAGGGTGGAAACAAAGTTCACGTCTGTTGGATTGTAGCTGATCTGCGCAACACCATCATTGACATCGAAGGTTTTGATGCCAGTAGAGAAATTCAAAGCATTCACAGATATATCCTCCTATCAGGCTGCTTTGGTGAAGGTGACCGTGCCATCGTCAATTGCTGCCGTCCCCGTGGTGCGGGTACCGCCGAAGGTCACATCAATGGGCATACCCACATTGGCGCTGCCGCCCAGAGATGCAGGCTTCACCATGCAGGATTCATACCGTTCGGCAAATACTGCCGTATCAGCCGTGCCGGCGTAAGCATGAACCACCAGAAGGTCGTTGGCAGCCATAGCAGCCACATCCTGATCCTTGATGGACTGGTTCCAGATCTTCACCTGCGCAACATCGCCGGAGTCCATCTCACAAGGTTCAAAGCTCTGCGTGATCGTGGGCTTCTTCATGGTGGTGTAGATGTTGCCGAAGATGTCGGTTTTGCTTTCCTCGCTGTAATCGTATTCCATAGAGCTGTCTTCCACACGCTTGCCGATGGGACTCCACACCGGGACAGTCTTAGTCCCGGTATTCAGGTACAAAACCAGCAGCTTACGGTCTACGACCTGACCTGCGGGCGTGTTAAACGTCATATCAGCCATTTGTTTTCCCCCTTAAACTTTTTGATGAACCGCACAGATAGCTGCACTACATAGACGCCGGTTCCTTCCTCATCAGTCTGTAGCAGCGTACCATTCTGTGCGGTGATCCGCTCTTCACGGGGATCATCCCCGAATACCGGCGCGGCTCCGGTTACTGACTGCTCCTGAACCCACTCTTGCAGGTCTACGATCCAATCAGCGTTTTTTGCGGCCCCTTCATCGTCATTGGGAGCCTTTTCAAACACATAGTACAGGCCAAAGTTGTACTGGTTGGTGATTGTGGTATTGCCAACAATATCCCGTTTCCGGCTTACTTCCACCAGTCCGTCCGGCAGGATACCTCCGGTATTGGGGATCTTGTCGGTATAGTCCACCTGGAAGCCCGAGAGTACATTGTACTGTGGAAAATTTGCCAACCAGCCGCGGACTGTTTCCAAAGCATTCATACGGGATCAGGCCTCCCCCGAACGTAGTTCTTCAGATCCGTCAGCATGGCATCGCCTTCCTTTTCCTGAAGGCGCCGTCCCCAGAACGGCCCTGCATCCGGATTCTTTGCCGCGGTATACTTCAACGGCCGCTCGGTCGCTTTCAGCTGCGTGCCGCGCCGCCATCGTGGCCCGATACCCGGAATCAGCATTGGACCATTCCCTGTCACAGCATTAACCATGACTTTTCCCTCATGCAGATACCTGGCATAGGGCACAAAGCTATTGATCTCCGGGCGACTGATGGGAGACTGCGCTTGTGTCAGCTTGATGGTCGCTCCAGTCCGGTATGGCATATACCGCACAATGCGACGCAGCACATTGGCGGTATGGAACTGCTGCACATCACCGTTCATGTCCAGGCCTTTCCGACGCAGGATCTCCGCCACCGGGTGGCTGTTCACCTTGACACTGCCAATAATCGACATATTACCCACCTGCTTCCGTATGAACTACACAGCCGTTCCAATACTTCGGATCAACGTACTTGATAACGACAAGTCCAGGAACCTTAACCGGGATCAGCGCGGACCATTCGGCCCGCGTGCTGACTTTCGGGCCTTCGCCCAAAAGAACCTTGTCTCCAACTTCTACCGGAACCGTCGAGCCGGGAATGACCAACAGGAAGTTGCTTACCTCACTACTGCCGGTCTTATCCACATTCTGCGTCTTCTTGAAGTCAAGAAAGGCGTTGGCAAATACTCTCCGAGTGTAGGCATCCGGTCCGCTCTGGTGGTACACGGTGACCGTCTGATTGCAGAGCTCGTAATTGACTGGGCATTTTTTGTTTCTAAGAGCAAGCATCAGCTCACCCCCCGATAAATGTCCAAATAGAGACTTGCTGCTCGATACAGCGCTTTGGCCTGCCCTTTCTCAGAGACATCCACCGCAGTAGCCGCCGCGCTGCCATAGGTCGTTGACACAGATCCGATGGACGCGGCCTGCACAGCCCCGGCAGTTCCGTTTACGACCAAATCGACGTTGTGTAGCGCCTCAGACATAGCACAGATAGCCATGCTCTCCGCATTTTTCTCTGGGCAGGTCACGGTATAGATTCGCTTATAGTGCCGGAGCTGGTCCGCAGCTCGCGCTTCCAGCTCCGGCCACTCTTCAGCGGAGATGGCACCGCCGAGGTAAGTTTCTGTGTAAAACGTATAATCAACCATGACGGTGCCTCCTTATCAGGTCGTTTCTGCCGGAGCAACCGTGATCTCAACCTCAGAGCCATTCAACAGCGTAGCGGTTCCACCCGTCACCTTTCCAGCTGCATCGGTTGTGAGCGCGATTCCCACAACGGACTTGCTGCCCTTGTCCACTTCCTTCAGAACGCGATTGAAGTTCTCCGTCACGTTCGGATCGGTCAGATGCAGCAGACGGTTGTCAGTCTTCGGCATCGTTGCCCTCCTTCGCATCATTCAAACCTTCTGTAAGATCAGGATGCTTGTCTTGGAGATGCTTTGTAAGAGCCGCTTCGCTCTTGTAGTTCTTACCGCAATGCGGGCAGATGTAGGCCGGTTCCTCCGGCGGCAAAATCAAGCCGACAGTACGCATATAGCACCTCCTCAGCCCTTGGCCTTGTGGTGCAGGTAGATGCCGGCCACCTTGTTATCGTAAACATCGGCAATACCGACATTACGATAACCGAACTTGTAGGCGTCGGCATTCTGGTTCTGATCCGGCGTGATTATCTTGGGCGCCACATGCTTCTCGAACTGAATGACCGCGGACTTCTCGATGATCATGAAGTTGATATCGCAGCCGCTGGTGGAGTCCTTCACATAGCCGCCGGCTTCTTCGCCGGATGTAGAGCCGTCATACTGACTGATAGCCGTATAGAAGCGACTCTGAGGTACTTTGCGGATACCGGCAAAGTTCTGCAGGACTTCCTTGGACTTGGTGGTCTCCATGTCCTGGATCAGGCCCAGCAGAGTGGGCGTGATGAACAGATAGCGATTGTTGGGATCCACTTCGTCCTCATCCATCTTGCTGTTGCCGACGCGGATGGCAGCGATGGCCGCCTCGCCGGTCGTCAGTGAAGCGCCAGCAGAGATCTTGGAGATACCCGTGGTGCCGGCATAGGACGCAAAGCGGAAAGCATCCAGCTCCGGAACCACCTTTGTGCGCAGGAACTCGCCAGCCAGCTGGCCGAAAGCGATGCCGGCGGTCTCCAGGTTATCCATAGAGTCCACCTGAAACATTCTGCCGCGGTCGAAGTTGCACTTAACCGTCTCGTTGGTCAGGGTCACATCGCCGTTCACGTAACCGCCATTGCGGCTGTAATCGGCGAGGCCCTGCATGGCGATCTTGGGAATGATCATCTCGTTGTAGCTTGCGCCCTGACGCACCAGTTCGGGGTTGCCGTCCAGCACAGAAGTCAGGGAAGCGTTCTTGTAGATCTTATCCAGGATGGGGATAAAGATCTTAGCCAGAGTAATAGCGTTTGCCATTATAAAATGCTCCTCTCAATGTTTAATTGATCCTCAGTCCTTTTCGGGATCGAGTCCGGCGGCCGCCATGATTTTGGCGGTCTCAGCGTCATACTTTCCGGGAGGGGGATTTTTGCCAGTTCCACCGGCATAGGGTGGCGGAGTGGTATCATCCTCAAACAGATAAGCGTTGTCTTTCTTCAGGTCCTCCAGAGCAGCCTTGATCTCCGCATCTTGATTGTTGGACTTCCGCAGCTTGTCAACATCCAGAAGCGCCGCAATGGCTTTCGCGTTGCGCCCTTTGGCAGCAGAAATGGCATCCTTGATCTTCCTATCAAAGGCCATGCCGTTCAGCTTCTCCTGCCATTCCTTATCCTTGTCGGAAAGCTGGGTGTTGAGGTTCTTGATCTTGTCCTGCAGGTCCTTTACATCCACACCATCGAACGCCTTCAGACCGTCCTGAGCGGTCTTTAGCTGCTCCTTGATGGCATCATAGTCGGCAAAAGGCTTTTTTGTCGCCTCAATGTCACGACCATTCTCCGCCATGATGGTGTCGATCAGTTCCTTACTCAGCGTCTGATCGCCGATCTTCAGATTTTCCAAAAATTCACGCTTCACTATTTCTCCTCTCTCCGCTACGCTTTCATTACGCGGGTCGCCTCCGCTGCGGTTGGCCTTGATTACGCCCGGCCGAGGCAAATATGAGCACAGGCGCAGGCCTGTAATCAACAAAAAATGCTTGAATCCGGTTTGAAAATGTGGTATATAATAATTAACTGGAGCACATCGTTGTCTTCTCTGATCCCCTTAAATGGGGTGTGATGGCGGTAGGCTCCTTTTTTATGCCCTTTTCGCCACCCGAACTATGTGTCCGTCATTGATGATAACAATTTCATCCACAAATCGAGTGTTTTCTGACCAAAATATCTTGCTAATTTGCTGATCAATCATTTCTCTGTCAAGCTTGGTATCTGAGACATCAATTATAAAGTTTCTGGATTGTCGTTTTGCTTTTTTCACTCGCTGGAACATTGTATTTGGCCCAGCTTTCTCCCCGAGTGTTTTCAGGTCATATCCTCGCCCATGGAACAAATAGTCCGGCGTAGATACGCCTTGTGGATTATTCACACGCGGCACCAAATAGATCTCTCCGCCGACTTCTCGCTCGAGAAGCTCGGCGATTTCTTTCTCATGCGGATCGTGATCCAAGACCACATTATGGCCGTCGACCTTGTAAGTCTCACCGCCGGGCGTGTATTCCTGCAGTTCCAACACCGGATGGCTATTAGGTTTGGCATTCGGATACCATTTCCCGGTGATGTCGGTGAAAGTAACAGCCTTTGCCGCCGGAGCAGCCCTATGCGTTACGATCTTGGTCGACTGCATCTGTTTCGGCCCGAAGCCGGATACCTCCAGTCGCTCCGTCTCTGTGCGAAGGCCGACACTCTTGGAAAACCGCTCGCATTCCTGCTGGAGAACCGCCAAGCGGCTTTTATGCGGTTCTATGTCCTCCGGTCCTGCCAGAAGCACACGTCTTCTCTGCGCTCGTATAGCACGCTCCAAGCGGCGCTGCATCTGCGTAGCTTCATAGCCGGTATAATGCTTGCCGTCAAAGGTGACGCCGGCCTCATTGTCCTGCCGGAACTTTTCCAGTTCTTCGGCGCTGTACTGCGGACTGTTCACGCCGAGAATGATAGGGCTTGCTACATGGCCACAGTTCAGCGTACCGATTCGGCGCACAAGACCGTTGTTAAGGGTATCATAGGCTTTATCGCTGTATTGCCGGCCCTGGATCGGCTCATGATCCGGCGCGCTGTTGGCGTGCGCGGAAATCTCCCATCCATTGCAGCCGAGGTCATCATGGTTCTGTCGGCTGATCTGCTCCGTCATCAGACCAAGGCCACCCATAATATTCCGTCGGACGGCCGCTTCCAGACTGGTATGGACGCCAGAAGCATAAGCGATGGAAACACCGTGCTTTGCGATCCCTGCACACGCCTGCCGGATCGCGGTATTGTAATCAGCTGCTCCAGTAAAGACCTGCTGAAAGGCGTAATCTGTGCAGGCACAATAAGCCTTTGGCAAAGCCTGATAACGGCCGTAAGGATCCACCATCAGGATTGCCTTGGTTTGTGTGATATTCTTCAGCTCATCGCCGGCCAACGTAACAGCGGCAGACACAATTTGTTGAATCGCCTGATTCGTGTCAAACGGAACAAGATGGCCGGGATACCTGCTGAGTGTCGTATCGTACCCATAGCGGGCTGCGCTACGCAAAAGTTTTCGTGCTTCTCGTCGTGTCACTCCGAGGAGCTGCGACAGCTCCCGCTCAAGCTCCTTACGGCCTTTGCCGAGCCATTCGACCTGCCATGCTTCATAGGCCGCGGTGCTGGTGAGCTTTCCGGCTTCCTGTATGCGGCGGGCAATATCTTTCAGCAGATAGGTGTTGACGGGATCGATCAGACGCCCCGCGGCAAGGCGGAAACCCTCGATCTGCTCCGGCGTCAGCATTACTCATCCCCCGTGCCAAGAGCGCTGATCTCAGGCATATATTTTTCTCTGATCTTTGCCAGATCCGCTTCGGTTTCGGTCGGCATATCGAAATACCAGCCGACAGCGATCTCCGGCTTCAGAAGGCCACGAGCCACCATGTCCTTGTAGTCCGCCCAGGTCTGGTCCTCGTCATACAGAATACCGTTGCCCCAACTGATAGCCACATCCTTGGCAGGATCGACCACGGGGCCGGAGTAAACCTTGTATGTACGTCCGAGGATATCGCTCACGCGCACACCTTCCCTGACGGCACTTTCCCACATATTCTGAAAGTCGATGATGGTCAGGTTGTAGTCTCCGGCAGAGCTTGTGATCTCGGTAGCAGTCTTTTCCGCCGCCTCCACCTCAGAGAGCAGGCCGCGTTTCAAGCCGATCAAGCTTTCTACATTTCGCAGATATTCCGTCTTGCGGGCCAAGAAGGACTGATCCCGCAGAGTCGGCGCGAAAATCGTCATGCCCACAGCTTCGGGGTCATCCTCCAAGCCAACAAAGAGATCATCCGTCAGCTGTTTCTTGCCATTCTCGCCGGTTTTCAGAAGGTCCGCCGACGCTACGATGCGACTCCGGCCATTCTCAAACTCGCGGTTCATCTGTGCTTCATTTCGGTTGATATTGTGAATCAGTCCCGCCGCCGGCGCGTAAATGCTGACTGGATCAGGACTGCCATCCACGGTGTTTTCCTGCGGCGTCCTCACAGGAACCAGGCCGATGGACCCCACACCAGGAAGGAACAGCTCCGGTACCAGATTGGAATACTTTTCCAATGCGTTGAGACTCGTTTCATATCCGAGAACCTGTTCCGTTTCAGAACGATATAGCTTGCTCTCAATCGTCAGGTTGCCACTTGCATCTACCCTGCGCCGTTCCAGTAGTGTGTAGTAGTTGCGGCCTTCCACGGTACGCTCGGCCATGCCGATATCGGTAATCACGTCTCGTTCGTCACGTCCCAATGGAATATAGCTGCCACGGGAAACAACGGTGAAAGACAATCCTGTCAGGCCGAAAACCGGCTTCAGGTAGCATTGACCGCCGATGAGAGCCTGCTGCATAGCCTTTACCCTTACAGCATCCAACTCCCGCAGAATTGTCTCGATATAGTCAGCGTTTTGTTTTGCCGGCACCGCCTTGTACTCAGAGAAGGTTGTCTTGGTGAGTTTGGATACGACTGCCACGGGAATGCGTTGGCATGGATCCTCTTCCTTTGTGGCGTCCGTCTGGTAGTACAACAGCGCCCAGTCCTTGATAGCCGCCTGCATGGCATCGGTAGTGATGTCCTTCACGCCGAAAGCCTGCTCAAAGTTATAGACTTTTCCCTGTTCAAACAGGGCTGAGAAAATGCTCACGGTTTAGACACCTCCCGACAGTTGATCACGATGCGGGGTTGGCGACGCTGGGCCGCATGTACCCCATCGATATAAGCCTGCAGGCGCTCGATCTCCCGGGCCTGCGCCTTGCATTTTTCAGATAACAACTCATTAGCACGCATCAGGTCGTCCCTGCACCAAGCCGGAAGGAATCGCTCGTATAGCCATCTTTTCAATTTGCTCATCGGCCCCTCCGCTTCCAGATCTTGTTTGTGCCATATCTTACAGCGTCGATATGGTGGTTCGCCGCGTCAGGGTAACCCTGAAGCACCTCACCGGTCTTTTCATCGCGCTCGTATTCGTATTCAGTAAATTCCCTCGTGGTATCAGGACAACGCTCAGAATCGATCACGATAGCAGTCAGCGACTGCAGCCACTTCATGGAGTAATTGACGCTTCCGGGGCCTTTCTCAGAGGCCCGGCAGTTCAGTCCATAGCTCTTGTAGTCGCTGACGGATTTCTCCTCAGCGCTGTCTGCGATCAGCAGCTCGCCGGCCGGTATCCTGGCTTTGACCAAGGCCGCCGTGTCATGGTTGCTGGTACGGTTGCGCGTCAGCTCATCAAACAGGTACAACGTCCGTCTGGCAGAGTCATAGTGCATCCGGTTCCACGCCCAAGGGTCAGGATACCACCCCCAGTCCACTCCGTTTGTAATGCGGTCAAATTCCTTCGTCTCAGCATCCGTGATGGCACGAATCTTCAGGTTCTCAAATACCTGCGTTCCGGAGCCGACTACCTCGCCCAGATACTCATGTCGGTACCCGGTAGGATTGGTGTTCTTCAGGTGCTCGGCATCGGCAATGAAACGCGGGCCGAGCCATTCCGGCGGCGTGGTCAGGTAGGTGCTGTGATGGACCAGCTGGCCGGGCTTTTTTTCCAGCACATAGCGGTTGGCCCAGTTGCGAGCCATAGCCGGCGGATTGAAGCTCTTAAACGTAAAGCTAAAAGGGCCGCCACGCAAGGTGGACTGCTCCACATTGCGGATCTGCTCCGGCCCATCAAACTGATCCAGTTCTTCGAACCAGTCAATGCCGATATATCCAAACGGCACTTTGATGGATTTCACCTTGCCGGGATCATCCATGCCGAAGAACATGATCTTCTGTCCGGTGGGAATGTAGACACATTCCATGGGGCTCACCGTACAGCGAAACTTCCGCGTTAGGCCCAGCTGGGCGATGGCCCACACGATCTGTGTATAGACGGTCGTCCGCAGCGTGTTTCCGTACTTACGGAACACACAGGCGTGAATCAGCGGATTTTTCAGAATCAGTAGGATAATCTCAAGCGAAATAAAGGAAGACTTACAGCTTCCGCGTCCGCCTTTCTCGACCAGTTCGTTGATCTTTCCGGACTTTACAGCCCGGTGAGAATCCGCAAATGCCGGTGAAATCGTGTCGGAGAGTTTACAGGTCGTCAATGATCTGTACACCTCCATCGTCTTCACCGGCACTATCGCCCAGCAGCTCAATAATGACTTTCGCTGCTCGGGCGTCACCGGCAGTAGCAGCCTCGGTCAGCCCGATGATCATGGCCATCTGGTTGTCTACATCTTCCGGATCGACATATCTTCGTGCAATCTTATTCCACCTTCGCTTGTCTGAAACGGGCAGCGAAAGGTACAGATCAGCGGCCTCTTTCAGGCTTTTCTTGCGTCTCCGTGCCGCGCCGGACGCGATACCGCCCGCAGACTGAATAGCTCTCTGCTCACTCTCTGTTCGCCGGTTGAATGGGATAAGATTCTTTTCATTCGGCACGTCACCACCCCTCAAGTCAAAAAATAGGAGACGGCGCGCTGAGTTTCCCCCTAACCCAGCGCGCCAAACATCATGGAGTCCGATATTAAGGCCGCCTCGGTACCGGGCGGCTCAAAAGAAGGTGACGGCCGTCCCTTAATCTCAGCATAACACCGTTTTTTTGCCCGATGCACACAGAGCGACGCACCCTCGAAAAATTATTTTCTCCCCACGAGATCATCGATGGAGGTGTCAAAGAAATCTGCAAGCACAATGAGGTTGCCTATCGAGGGGAAGCGCTTGCCTCGCTCGTACTGTGCAATCACATTACGACTCAGGCCGCACAGATCCGCCAGCATCTGCCGTGAGAGGCGACGCCGTTCTCTCATTGACTGCAATTTTTGCGGAAAGTATCTCTCTGGCGATTGACTGCTCATTTTCGCTCTCCTTCAATCTCGTTACTTCCCGGTTCAGTTCTGTGATAGCCTTCTTTATACGGATCTGGTTGCGGACCCACAACAGCGCGGCAATGATCCATAACGCGGCCGCCGAGTATTGCATCATTTCAAGCATCATTTTGAATGTTTTCCCTTTCCCTCAAAAGTTGCAAATTTGTTTTGCCTCAGAGTGGTTTTTTACCGTAGGTGTCTATAGCTTAGGTAATAAACGGTGCGCGTCGGAATGAAAAAACGCAGTATTCCCAGTCGTTTGAGGTGCGTTGCGGAGTATCCCATTTTTGCCCCTCAAAAAGCCCCTAAAATTGGATATACGCAAGGGCCTAAAAAAGTTGCGTTTTCCCCTTCCTGCGAGGCGTCAAAACCCTCTCGCGCCGCTGCCGGTGCGCTCGGATTTTGACGCCCATCTGATGGGTGGGCATAGTAGTCAGACGAAGCGCGAAAAATTGCAGATTTTTTGCCCCTCAAAGCCTTGATATTACTGGCTTTTACACCCGGCAGGTCATGTGCAGCACCTCAAGCCGAAAAACAGGCCGTTTTTGGGTACTCATCTGCCGGGTGTCAGCCGGCATAATCGAAGCACTCCAACCCGACAGAAATCTCGCTCTCAGCTTCCTCGTCGACCGCCACATACACATCGCCATCGACAGGAATGGACAGCTGTGAGCAGTCAAGGCTTTCTCCGGTAATGCTCTCATAGGTTTCCTCGTCGATCTCCGTAATTTTGAAATATCGCGGCATCTTCAATCGCCTCCATCCATCTTCGCCCCGCAGTTGGGGCAGTAGTTGGCACAAAGAGGCAGTACCCCGTCGCATTGAGAGCATCTGGCATAGAAACCCCCGTCGTCAACCCTATGTCCATGCACCACCGGCGCAACATCAGCGGCGGGTTGACGTTTGACATACCTCATGAGAGTTTGTCCTATAATCTCCCCCATACCTCTATGCTTCACGGCAGCGGAAATATCGGCTAAAAGCGCATCCCGCTCAATGTAGTCATCCATTGTCAGCCCTCCTATTCCATGCTTCTTTCGCTTTTTCAGGTAGATATGTAAGCCCAGATGTTGCGCAACACATATTGCATACCACGGTGTACGCCCAGCGCCTTCCTTCCGTATCTACGACAGCTTCAGGGTCTACGCTTATGGCTGCCAGCCCCCCGCAGAAAGGGCAATGTTTCAGGTCAAGCATCCTTCATCGCCTCCAATGCCGCTTCCGCCTCCTCGCGGGTAAGAAATACGGTTTTGCCGAACTTATCAAGCCACCGGACAATGTAATCAACAGACATAAGTGTGTGCGCCGAAATTACAGGCTTACGGTCTGGAGGATTAAAAATCCGGTACACCGTATCACCCACCTTGCACGGCAGCACTACGAGCCTGCCGTCCTTGTCGGCCTCGGTCAGCTCGCGCAGGCGGGCAACGCCCTCCTGTTCCGCATCACGCATTACGATGTACCGTAATTCCGCGTCTGCTCGCGCAAATTCGGCACAGCGTTCCGGCGTCATGCCCGTGTCCTCGTAGGCGGCAAGGCGGCTCCACGCCGCTTCTTCCCACTTGCAATTCATGGCGCAGTTTCCTCCAACTCCGAGGCATTCGGGGCCGCGAAAATGTGTGCAGCAGATACCGTTTTCGTGCGATGTTTGCTTACTATGTTCCGTCAATCGTTCCATCATTTCCTCCTCACGATTTCATACCGGCTCACGAAGCGCCGCCGGCCGTACCAAAAGCAGGTGCCCTCCTCGTTGCAGATGACGGTGGCATCTGTAGCAAATGTGCAAGACTCTATATAGCCGCCAACACTGGCCTGCAGCTCCTCAAGGGTATTGGGTATATCACGGATCTCCGGCTTTCCGCCGGGTGCTTTGTAGATTACTCGCATTTTACTGCACCTCACTTCTTCCGTTTACGCGACTTCACGAACGCCTTGCCGCAGGTCTGGTACTGGTTGATGCCCGGCCTGTATTCCACGGCTACCGGCGCACCGCAGACCACGCAGGTAAGATCAAAGCCCCATTCGGTCACATTGGTCATATACCGCGATCTCTTTCCACACTCACAGTTGGCATACACCGGCGTCATGTTGTTCGCGAGAGCTGTATCCGTGCCGCAGTCGTAGCAGTGGTACACGCTCATGGGCTTCTTCGCGCAGAAGGTCTTGGTAGCGCCGCAGCCGGAACACTTGAGATGCAGAAAGCCGCCGTACTCCACCTGCTCGGGTTCGCGCTGAGGCGAAGGCTCCGGCTCTGGTGCTGGTATTGCCTCTGCCGAAAGAGGCTTGACAGGCTCGGTCGCGGCTTCCACTTCCGGCTGCTCCGGTACCTTCAGTTCGCTCACGAAGTCATGGATGCGCCTGCGGAGTTCTTCTGCACACGGGCGGCAAAGATCGAAGCCCTCGCAGCTCTCGAGCGCATCCGGAGCGATCTCCGTGCTGCAGCGGTCACAATAGGTCATTTCAACCGTCTTTTTCATGATGTTATTCTCCTCTTCGTTTTCTTCTTCCGCAGCGCCGCTTTGCTGATCACATCGCAGACGAGCAGTCCGGCGACAGTCAGCTCCTTATCCGGCTGGATCAGATGGTTTTGGTTTAGCCGGGCCATCTGAGCATCGGTGATGAGCAGTAGGTTATCCAACGTGATATTGGTCTTGTCACCGTCCGCAAAAATCAACTTGTGTCCCTTCGGAATAGGACCGTTTACGGCTTCCCAGATCAGCCGATGCTTCGGAGCAAAGTTGTCGTTGCAGAGCGGACTGCTTGGCCGCATCTTGACCTTCACCTCGACATAGCCGTCCTTGTTGATCCTCTCATAGCCGATGGGCTTGGTATTATGCGGAAGGTCGCCCTTTTTGAACTGGGTCTCCGCCATGCGGCCGACCGTCGGCGGATGCTTGCCTTTATTGGCAGGGACGTGACCTTTCTCAAAGCGGCCGGTGAGACCGCTGTTGAGATGGTGATTTTTGTAATAGCCATTAAGCTGCGAAACGGTATAGCTGGTACCAAATTTCTCATTCAGCTTATCTGCCATCTCAGTCGGACCGATGCCGACATGGTTTGCCATGATGTATCGCACAATCGGCTCCGGAAATGTCTTGGAGAAGTAGGTTGCTCGTCCTTTCGGCATGGCTCAATCCTCCAGCATCGCGGGAACGGTGAAGTCCGCGGACAAGCTGTTATCGGCGATGACCTTTGCTTTCAGAGCAAGCGTACCGTTTGCAATGATCTGGGACGCAACGCCCGTGATGGCCTTCGCACGGTTGATCTCCGCAGTCAGCTCTTCGCCTTGCAGGTCCTCATCGCTCAGACGCTCCAGTTCAGCAAAGAGGTGGTTGTTCAGGTCGGTCAACTTATTCTTCACGGCGCTTTGCCTCCTTCTTTTCAAGCTCGTCCAGCACCTTGTCGATGCGCTCCCAAATATCATTCGGAACACGATAGGCACTATTGGCGATGGACTGCAGGACATAACTGGACACGCTTTTTTTGCCGACGTAGTGTGCGAGGATGCGGTAGGCATCTGGGCCCTTACGTTCCCGGTATGCCTTCAGCCGGGCGATGATCGCCGGCTTGTTGATCTCCATTTCTTTCATCGGGGGAACTCCTTTCGAGGCCGTCAAGCACATTGACAAGCCTCATAGCATTTTCGGGGGTAGGATCTTTTCGGCAGGCGGTCTTTGCCGCCTCGGTCAGCCGGATCGTCGCGGCGCGGGCAAACGCACATTTCTGCTCAAAGGCAGCAACAGCGGCCGCCTCATTGCGCGCCTTGACGATCATCTTTTTTTCGTGAGACGCCTGCGCGCGGTCGATGATCTTCATGCGGTGAGATCGGTAGAGATGCCGGAGGGCTTGAAATGCTGCCTGGTCATAAATACTCAGGCCCGCCGGCATTTCTTCGTTATGCATGGCAGCCTGCTCATAGGGCAGGGCAAACTCAGGCATGGTATTCATCCAGTCCGAGATACCATGTGAGGATGTCCACCGCCGACTGCCAGCCGTGGCAAACCACGGTGTAATTACCCTCCAGCTTCAGACGTTCAAGCCACCAGTTCTGCGCGTCGTTTGCGCGGCCAGTCTCGTTCTTCATCTCGATGTAGAGGCTGTGATAGCCACCGCGGGCGACAGGCAGGTGCAGATCCGGCACGCCCTTTTTGACGCCCATCGCCTTATCCACAGCGACCTGTTTGACGCCTTCCTTTGTCTCATTCTTGATGTGGTGCAGGAGGGCCAGCTCCGGATACCGCTCACGCACAGACGGCTGCTGCGACCACTTAATCACCGCCTGCTGATGGCTGGATTCACTTGCCATTCTCAATTACCTCCACAAAGCTCACCGTCTTATTGCTCTTGATATCCTTTTCCTTTCCCTGCCGGACGGTGTAGCCGTTCCTGGCAAGGATCACGACCATCTGATCGCGGTCTTCTACTTTCGACACATACAGCTTCATCATCGTTTCCTCTTCGGTTCGTTGAATAAACGGTTGAGTATCTGATTGGCCTCGCTCTTGCTCAGGCCAGCAGGGTCATACCCCTTGCAGCAGCGCCGGATAATCTGCAGCTGCTTTTCTGATGCCGGCATACGTCCCCATCGTTTGATAAGCGTCAGGTCCCATAGGTATCGGCAATCTAAGAAATCTCGGATCAGACGGCAATACGCCCGGTCAAGAGCTTCCTGCATACCGCAGCGAGCTCCATCCGGCATATTGATCATGCCAAGGGCATCCGGACAGGGAATGACGATCTTCTGATTTCCCTTCAGGGAGCAGACGAGAGAACCATTCGGCATTTTGAAATAATTGACATCATGGGTGTTGTACTTCTGCCCCTTTGCCCAGAGATCAACGATCTCGATATTGCGAATCCAGCTCTCCGGTGCATCACTGGCGGCCTCGATCTTTGCCGGCAGGTCAAAAATATCGCCCACCACTTCATTGGCCTTGCGTACCGGCACATTGGACATATCCAGCCCGAGCAAAGAAGGTGCCGTGCAGAGCGACGAGCGGCCCGTAATGCCGACACAGTCGATCAGGTTGAGCTTTTCCTTGCCGGGGTACAACCGGAGGCCACGTCCGACCATCTGCGCATAGAGTGATTCAGACTGCGTAGGGCGGGCAATGATGACCGTTTCCACGCGGGGAATATCGGTGCCTTCGGTGAAAACCATGCAGTTCACAATGCAGGGGATCTCTCCGGCAGTAAATGCCTTGATGATGGCGGCACGATCCTTGGTCTCGCCGGTAACTACCACAGCGCCGGGTATCCGTTTTGCGATTTCCTCCGCATGGTGGACGCTGACAGCGAAGATCAGTGTCGCGCCGGTGGCTAACTCGCGGTATGCCTGCGCGATCGCGTCGGCTGTACCTTCCATCGCTTCGTCCAGCTCACCGGGCGCGTAGTCACCCCGCTGCGTGCGGACTTGGCTCAGATCGTAACCAATATTGACGCGCCGGCAAAAGATATTGCAGAGATATCCGTGCTCGATGCCCCAGCGAAGATCTCTCTGAAAGATGATCTTGGAGAACACCGTATCCAGGCGGACCTTGTCTCCGCGATTCGGGGTAGCGGTGAAACCGATCAGTTTCTCCGGCCGGAAGTGGTCGAAGATCTTCCGGTAAGTATTCGCTGCGGCATGGTGCGCCTCATCGCAGATGATCAGCCCAAATTCATCCGGTCGGAAACGGTGCAGGCGGCGCACAAGAGACTGCACTGATGCACTGACGACCTCCTCGTCGTAGCTCTGGAGTGCCGCACGCTCGACGCCGAAGGAACAGTCGAAGTATTTACGTGGCTGCTCTACCAGCTCCTCACGGTGGGAAAGGATCAGCATACGCTTACCATGCCGCGGGAGGTTTGCAAAGGTCACCGTCTTGCCGAGCCCTGTTGCCATCTGAGCAAGGTAGGCACCCGGCGGCTGCGCATCGATCGTGTCGATGCAGTCGATTTGATAGTCTCGTAATTTCATTTTTTGCTCCTTTTGTGCGTAACTGCGGAGCATTGCGGAAACCATGCTCCGCGCAACAAAGCCTTGCGGCACAAGGGTTTGCGGGTATGTGCGGAACTGCGGAACATAAAATGCGAAAATTTCCTCGCCCTTTGCGTGTATGTTAAGTTTCCGTTAATTTCCACACTCGCACAAACTTTTCCTATAGTGGTGTATACCGTGTTCCTCAGTTCCGCGCCCCTCTAAAAAACGCCGTCAAAGCCTTGCGGCACAAGGGTTTGCGGGCGCGTAACAGATGTACCGCATTCTTCCGCGCTTTTCCGCATTTACAGCGGCAATTCCTCGCCGCTCTCCTCTCCGTCTTCGGAAAGAAGAGGTAGGGTCAGACAGATGCACTCCGTCTGTACGCCGTTGATGCGTTTGCATTTGGTCATAGCACGGCCACGCGTTTCAATCAGACCAGCTTCCTTCAAGTGAGACAGCGTGGCAGCGGTCGAATATCCTGCGTCAGAGAGAGCACGTTCAAAGATCGGCCGGATGATATATGCCTTTCCGTCCTCGATACTTCCGTAAACGTCGATTGTTTCCGAGCGGCCGACCATGTGATTGCTGTTCTGCGCTACCCATCCGCAGAGGTATTTATAAGCGCGGTCACCGGCTGACACTGCCGCCTTGGACGCGAGAAATTCGGAGATCTCTTCCACGGTGATCGGCTTCTGCGTGCCGTCGAAGATCCACCGGCACGCTAATTCGTCCGCGAGGACGATCGCTGCGGCCGCCATCGCCTGTTTCTCAGTCGTGTCTCGATCGCTCAGATCCCGGAACAGCTCTTGATACCGTGGTGCGATCTGATCGATCACGCCTGGCTTATAGAGCTCCTCCACGAACCGTTTGCCGGCATAGCCATAGTTGCGCTTGACCATACCGGAGACATGCATACCGTCCTTTATAACGGCCTGAGACGCTTTGCATTCGATGTCAATAACACGGTTGACCGCACCGGCGCCGGAGGCTTGTCCGGTCAGCGGGCTTTCTCCTGTTGTGAGAATACAGTTATGCCAGGTCGGTGTCAGATCGACGCCACCGGCACGGTTGCCGCGGGTTCGTCCAACGCCCTGTGCAAGCTTGTAGACATCAAAATTCGTGCGGCCTTTGCTGTCCTTGGCAAGCTGCAGCTCGTCGAGGCACAGCGGCAGCTCATTGAGAAACGCCGCAGTCTTTTCAAGGCCGACGACGGTGCCGTCAAAGGTCTTGACGTAGTTGCCGATAGCCGGATCGCCCCAAACGCTTGCAGCCACCATCAAAGCGACGGTCTTACCGGTGCCGGAGTCAACGCCCCAGAGGTGTACGAAGAACGGCAGACATCCGAGTGGCTCCAAAAGAACACTGGCAAAGGATGCCGCAAGTATGATCTTCGCTGTCGTGGACATTGCGCGCACCTCTATCGCCGTTTCCAACCATTTTGTTTCAGAGCCGTGGCTCCGCACCGTCCGGAACATGGCAGCAAAGCTGGCATCACCGTCGAAGATCAAGCCGTCCACAAAGGGGGAAAAACCTTCGTCCGGAATGTACCCGAAGCGTCCGATGCTTTTCCGTTCGGGGATCACATCATAGTTGAGGTTTTCGATGTCTGATATGTACTCCACAAAAGCACGGGCATTCTGGCTTGTGACCGCGATGCCGCATCCGGCCAGCTCGGTAACTTTATTCGTATTGGCGAGTACAATCTTGCTCACGATGATCTTGCGCCAAATGGCGCCCTTACGAAATGCAAGCCTCAGTTTTTCCTCGCTGGTGTCGATGTTTACCAGCCGTTCGACAGGAAGGATCGGATGCGGACAGGCAACGACCTCTCCTTGCCCCTCCGATTTCCGTATCCCACTGTCGTCCGCTTCCCATTTTCCAGCGTCAAGCTCGATCGGCTGGTTCTCAAAATTCGTGGGATGCTCTGCAATGTAAGCGCCCCGTGATGCTCGGATACTCTGTTGGTAGCGCTTATACATGAGCTTCAGGCCACGGAAGCCGATGCTTGCGGCGTATTTGCTCATAGCTTCGATCATGCGCTGCTGGAGGAATGGATCGCCATTGCACTTCTCCAGCTCTTCATACGGCGTAGTAGATTCCAGAAAATCCTCTGCCGTGTAGTTCCACTTGGCTGGTTTTTGCATATCGTTTCCCAAAATTCACTCCCCCAAATGTTCATCAAGCCAGTATTCAAGGCTTGGTAGTCGTTTTATCGCCTCCGCGTACAGCGGGTGGATGTATCCGGCAGCTGCATCCGCAGCGTCCGGTGCTAACAGCTTCTTGACCTGCCACCAGTAACAATGCTCAGCCGCCTTCCCGCGATACTCCCGATCCGCTTCTGCCTTCCTCTCTGCTTCCTGCCGGCGGGCAGCCAGTACGGCGGATACCTCCGCCGCACTTGGCTTTTCGCCGGTCAGTCCAAGGGAAAAGTCCGCATCGAGGCGTAGGCAGGCCTGCCGAAAATTGATGTTGAAGAGCTTCATTACAAAGTCAATGACCGTCGATCCCGCGCCGCAGCCAAAGCAATGCCATCCACTCTTTTTCCCATCGTAGACCTTCAGACTGCCATGATCGTCGCCGGTATGGAACGGACATTGAATATAGCCCGTCCGGTTCGGATGAAAGCCGTAAAATTCAATAACCTGCCGCGCGGTGAGACGTTCCTTGATCTCGGCTGCGAGATCAGAACGGCAGCTCGCCATCGTCTTCGATATCCGAGAAATCGGATGCGCTCACGTTGATCGGTGCGCCGGCGGGACGGTAGCTTCCGGGAGCGGAATCTCCATCCTTTTTGCTGTCGCCGAAATAGATGCTGGTCACGATGACCTCGGCGCTGCGGCGCTTGTTGCCTTCTTTATCCGTCCAGTCACGGATCTGCAGACGCCCTTCGACCACAGCCATGCGGCCTTTGGAGAAATACTTGTCCACAAATTCCGCGCTGGACCGCCATGCAACGCAGTCAATGAAATCCGTCACACGGCTGCCATCCTGCTCTTTGAAGTCACGATCCACGGCGAGGGAAAACGACGCGACGGGTGTCCCGCTCTGCGTACTGCGAAGCTCGGGATCGCGCGTCAGGCGTCCCATGATGAAGATTTTATTCAACAAGGTAATTCATCTCCCTGTAGTCTAAAATAGCCGTGAGGCGCTTGGTCGCCCTGCAATAGGCACAATGCTCACAGCGACGCGGCTCGACCTTTCCCTCTTTGATGGCCTGATACCGCGGCGCGCGGTCCTCGATCTCAGCGAGCTTGGCTGCAAGGTCATCATCGTTGATATAGAGAGCCGCCAAATCCGGAGCATCCTCCTTCGTACCGACTGCGAGGATAAACGGCAGAAAATGCCCCTCGATGGCCTGATAGATCGCGCCCTGAAGGTCGTAGCCGTAGGCCTCGACGAACGGAAGGCGGCAATGGTCCTCATCGGACCACACCTCCGCTGTGTCCCGCATGATCTTCTGATCTACGATGGCGCCATCGCAAAAGCCCAGCGCGGCGGCCGTGTGCGGCCAGCGGTTGGCGATCATGTTGCAGGTATTGGCATCAAGCAGACTGTCGATTTTGACTTTGAACGGAACCCCTGCGATAAAGCCAGTGCGGATGACCTGCTTCTTTCCCGACATGAGCATGGAATAGAGCTCGTCCGCCTGAAGGCGGGCGACGAT